AAGTATTTTCAGCAATAAAGAAGTCACCTGTAGTAATTCCACTAACAGTAGTAGCAGTTGAAACAGGACCAGTTCCAGAAGCAGACACATCTCTTAGAGGAGAATCAGCTGGAATATAGAAATCAAAGATCATTTGAGCAGTACCACCAGTAGTGGTAGTTCCAACTCCAACTATAGTTCCAAAATCACCTGTATAAGAATCTACATCTACCTTTCTAGAAGAAACAGTATTAGGAGCAGCAATAGCAACAAGAGGTGGGTTGGTAGATGTATATCCAGTACCAGCATTATCAATAGTTACAGTATTAACCTTATCTCCAACAAGAGTTGCAGTAGCAGTTGCTGTAACATATCCACTACCTTCTGGAGGTGAAGTAATCTGAACTGTTGGTACTCCAGTATATCCAGAACCAACATTTGTAAGATCAAGACCACTAATAGTTCCTGTATCAGAAACAAGTGCAGTGGCAAGAGCAACAACTACTTCATCTTGAGATATAATATTAACAAAGTTCTGTAAAGTATCTCTATTATATGCTGCTTCATTAACTGGGTCAAAGAAAGGTCTTGTACTTTCAACATAGAATATAGTTCCGCTACTTCCTACAGACTGAAGTAAAATAGTTGTAGGACGTGGTTCTGCTTCTAACTCATCTCTACTCTTTCCAACAACCTTATTATTAATAATTAAATCACTAGTTTGTTTTTTCCATTCAACAGGTCTTAAAAGACTTGTATCTGTGTTTATTCCTATACCGTTGTATGGGTTAGTAGTTACACTATCAGAACTGAATGATTGAATACCAACAATAACTCTTGGTTCTTGATTTAATCCAGGTCCTTGAGGATATCCATCCCACATTTTCTCTGGATTTGCTTGTATATCAAGTCCATCACCTGTTTTAATATTTTTAGCAATCTTCAATAGTGCTACATCTATACCAGGAGTTCCTCTATAGAATAACACATGAACATAATCATCAGATTTAGGAGCAGTAGTAAAGACAATTGAACTTGCACCACTACCTAAATTATAAGCATAATTAGGTTCTTGAAGAAGACCATTAACAAAGACCATTAATGATTGAATTGGATCAACATCCCAACCAGGAGCAGATCTAAGAGAAATTGGACTATTATTAACCTTCATCTGGAAGACTTTTCTAAATCCATCCAATTCACTACTAAAGTTGTCCATTGCTTCAAGTTGTCCAAAATGCCATCCATTAAATTGATCAGTATGTGTTGACTGAACAGTAAGTTGGAATGGTTTATATGTCTGAGTTGTATCTGTAGGAATTCCTACTGTTCCTCCAATAGGTATAGTAAGAATTTCACCATTACCATAACCAAATCCTTCACGTTTCACCTTAAAGTTAATTACACTAGATCCTTGACCAACAACAATATCAACAGATGCACTTTGACCAACTCCTGTGGTAGAAGTAGCATCATAAGATAAAGGAATATTGGCATATGCCAATGGATCATCAATTACAACTTCAGGTGGATCATATCTCTTAATTGTAACTACTGGAGCAGCAGTAGTAGTACCAATTCCAATTGCAGAACTAATAGTATCAGCAGCACCAACTGTAAAGTTACCAGATCCAACAGCAGTAACACTGACATTTGCCATCAGAGTTACCTTTGCAGAAGGTGAAGCATTTGTAGTCTGTGCAATAGAAACAATAGATCCAACAGCAAGTCTACCAGTATCAGCAACAGAAATAATTGTAGTTCCTGCTGTACCTACTGATGTCATAGTAGTTACAGAATCATCAAGATAAGCAGTATATCCAACACCAGGATTGGTAATAGCAATACTTACAATATGACCACCACTAATTTGAGCAGTACCAATAGCAACGTAACTTGCAATTCCTACACTATAAGTTTGAACACCTACATTAACTGTAGTTTGAACTCCTACTCTATATCCAGAACCAGTATTACCTATACTAATAGAAGTAATAGTTCCAACACCAGAAACAACAGCAGTACCACCTGCAGATATTAGAGGTTGGAAACCTAATCCTCCAGTAGATCCAACAGATAGAATCTTACCACCATTTGGATACCATGTTCTATTTGCATTTTCACCTAATATTGTATTTGTAGGATTTCTATCAATAGCAAGTTCTAAAGGTTCACCTGTGAATGTAAGTGTAGTAATTCCTGCAACTTCAGTCATATTATAATTACCCTGAACCAATCCAGTTGGTTCTTGGAACATATCATTAACTAAAATGACCCCATTATATGTGGAGAATCCTATAGCATTAGTTTCAGCACTTCCTAAACCACTTGTAAGATTGAATGCACTCTGAATACCAGTAAATTGATCAGATATATCATTAAAGACCATATTGTTTTTATAGGTCTCTTGTTCAGAATTTCTAGGAGCAGTTCTAGTAAAGATTCTACCGTGGAATGTTGAGTGTGTGACAATACCAGTCCAATCTACTTCATCAGGGTCTGTAGTAGTACTTAAAGGAGTATTACCAGCAGGTGCTTCAGAGAAGTGTAAGGTATTTCTAGTAATATTATAATTTCCACTTAGCTTAGTTACAACAGATGCTCCAGAATGAGAATCTAGAGTAGTTCCCATTTGTGCTCTTAAAACTTGAATTATTTTTTCACTTCCTATACCAATACTCAATACTTTACATATTTCATCTTCAATTTGAACAGTATCTCCTGCAGCAAACGACGTTATTCCAATAACTGGTAGATTTTGTTCAAATACAATATTAGAACCTAATGCAGTAGTAACAGCAGTACCTGCAAGAGGTGACTGAAGCATATTATCAAGAGTTATTAATGACTTAGAAGCCTGATTAGTAGCAGTAATATGATGAGAAGTACCAATACCAACTGAATCTAATTCAAATACTTCTGGAGTAGCTAATAATGCTTTTGCTGCAGTCTCAGCAAATCTTAATGCAGAAGCTGATATTTTAACAACATATAAATCAGTTGGAAGTTTATCAGTACTTACACCACCAACGCTAGTTGCTTGAATACCAACAGCATTTAAAGAAGTTGCACCTGTATAACTATATTTTACTTTCTCTCCAGTTACAAAGAAATGATCTGGAACATCTACTGTATTATTTGTAAGATTAATTCCACCACCACCTGATCCAGCATCTTCATTACCATTAAACTGTCTTCTAAAGATATCAAACTCAGTTCCACCAACATTATGAGTTAATGGGAATGCAGTCTTAAGATCTAACTTAGTACCAACATATCTACCAATATCATTATAGACTTCTACATTCTCAAGATCTAAACTAGGAGCAAGAGGAACATCATCATAAATTTGCATCTCAATACCAAAGACTCTTGCTTTACCTGGGAAATGACCTTCAAAAGTTAAATTCTTAGATGCACCTACTGAACTAACTCCAACTGTACCTAAACCTGTTGTATTAACTCCAACATTAGCCCAAGGAACTATTACCTCTTTAGAAGAGGAATTTAGCATAGCAACTTCAAATGTTTCATACATTCCATCACCAGCACCAGTTCCTTCTATAGAAACATAATAATATCCACAAGTAGCTTTCCAATCATCTAATGAATCATCAGATGTATAAGAAGCAATAATTGTAGTTGTAGCAGCACCAGTATTACGTGAGTAAGTTATTAACCTACCAACATCCATAGTCATAGATCCAACACCACTAGATGCATCAGCATCAGCAATAAAGATAACAGAAGCATCTACAGTAAGAGCAACTCCTACATTAGGAATTAAATCTACAAGAACATTAGATCCACTAATATATGTGTTAAATGTACCAAAACCAATAGATCCTTCAGAAAGACTATTCCTTATATCACCATATTGAACAGCATTAACTTTAGATCCATCATGAACAATATTGAGCTCAGTTCCCCAGAATTCTTGATGAGTATTCTCACACTGAATCATCATCTTAGCAGATCTATATGTTGTTGCCATAGCAACAATAGTTGTAGTAGCAGCCATACCAGCATTGGCATCATATGCTACATCTACATGAGTTGTTCCAACTGAAACAATATCTCCTAATGCTGTACTTGCTACTCCAACAATATTATCTTTAACACTAATAGAAACGTTTGAAACATCATATATGTTCCACTCATTCTTAATAGGAACATATGTTAAATCCCATCCAGTTTTAGTAGGAACATAATCAAAAGTTCCCAATTCCACCTGAGTATCAATAGTTGCGTACTCATTGACATATGCTTGGTCAGAATGTTGAAGAAGAGAAACAATGGAGAATTGTCTTTCATCAGAATATGTTTGATCTTTTACTATGGTAAAGACTTTATTGAATACATCATTATCTGTAAATTCTCCTACTTGAGAGAATTTAGTAGATCTTTCTCTATTATTGAAAGTAGAACTGAAATCAGTAATTTTTAATGCTCTATTACCAATTGATTGATAGTAATCAGTAATAGGTCTATTTGCAAATAATACATCTCTAGAAATTATTTCACCTGCTACATCAATAGTAACCTCACTTACATCATCAAAATCAGGATACTCAAATACTGATTTCTTACTGAACATTTCTGCAACAAGCATGAAATCTGCAGGATTAGTTCTAGTAATAACAGCGTCAGGATCTTTACTTTCAATTTCCAGATCACTAAATCTAGCAAAACCAGAAACATGACTTAATGATTTAACATCATCACCCCAAGTATCTTCAGGAACTTGTGATCTTAATGCATATGAGAATCTTTGATAATATCCATTATCTGGAAGTTTTTGGAAACTATTATTAAGGAAACCAGAATCAGATTGGAAACCATGATTAACTGTTGAACCAGCACCTGTAGTAATTTCTGCATCAAAGTTTATATTAGTCTTAACATATGCTTCAACTAAAGAACTTCTTCCTTTAATTTTAGATCCTACATCAAATTCCTGTTCAGTTGATATTGTTAAAGTATCGCTTTCTGGTGTCCATCTTTGAACAAGACCAGTAGCACCTACTTCATCTTCTATTTTTTCTCCAACGAAGAAAGTACTCTTCTTCAAAGTAGGTTCAAATGTTGGGAAAGATGTTTCTAATACTAGTCTTCCTGCAGACTCTGCTGGTTTCATTGTACCAGGAGTCTGACCAGCACCAATAAAATCACCCATAGTATATTCTATGAATGCATTAGCACCACCAACTTGACCACTAGATGCAGTTATAGTCCATAAATGATATCCATAATTTTTAGAGTTATATCCTAATCCAGTGCTTCCTAATCCTACGCTAGTATTTTCAAGAAGGAATCTTTCACCAGGAGCCCATCCACCTTTTTGGAAATCTTCTGCTTCATTGAATACATCATCAATATACAATCTAACTGTATGAGGTATATTTGTTGAAGTACCTGCACCAGTAGGACTATAAAGAAGATCCCTAATACCTACACCATTAGAGTTACCTACAGGAACAATTCTTGGAGGAGCATCATATATTCCTTCAGTATTTCTTACAATAGTTACATATTCATCACCTAGAGTATATTCAAGATCTACATCTAAAAGAACTTCTTTAGTATAACCATCAAGAACTACTAAATCAGGAGATACTAGATAATCTTTTCCTGGTGTGAGTATCCTTATCTCATCAAGAGTATTCAACCTTTCTACAGTAACAATATCTGGTAGATTAGGGATTACTTTTAATGTCTTATCAGTAGGATAATCAAAACCAATATTATTCAACTTGGTTTCAGTTATAGAACCAATATTAGTAGTGATAGGAGTTAAAATTGCTCCACTACCAATTCCAGACCTAATAGTAGAACCAACAGATATCTTCTCTACTTTTGGAGCAATTTTATATAATTCTCCACCACTTCTAATTCTAAAATCATGAATAGGACCTTCAGCAGTTTCGGAAGTAGTATAATAAGTTGGAATTGAATTATCGTAATTATATGGAGTAGTATCTGGAGTAAATGGAATGTTGTAACTAAAGGTAGTAGTTCCTATTCCACTGATAACCCAGTTACCATCATAATAAGTTGGTCTTATATTAATCTGATTAAATTGATTAACAACTGTATCAATTACAATTTCATTCTTTAAATCAGTAATTTTATCAATATTATCTGGATTGAATTTATAATAAAGTAATCTAGGAATATTATTTGTTATTTTTAATGTAACATGAGCACTAGCATCTATACCAATATTTCCAGAAGAACTAACTTCAAATTCAGTATCCTTTTTACTTGTAAGGAATTCATTAGTATAATACTTATCACTATAGAGTTTTAAATTAAATGCAGAATAAGTTGTACCATTACTTACAAATGATAATGAAGAATCACCAAGATTAAACTTAATCTGTTGATTTTGCTTTCCTAAAATAGGAGGATTAATTTTAGAAAGTGTTCCAGCAGATGCTGATGTAATATTAACATATTGTGGATTAGTTGACTGTATTTCATATCTATTTTCTACTAATCTAATATGAGTCTTATCATAAAATATAACATAATACATTTTTTCATTTACTAATCCACCAGAAACAGTAGAAGCAGTATGAATTACTCTGTCACCAGGTTCAAATACACCTTCAGTTACCTGAATGGTATCTAAAGAAATATCAACATTAGCAGCAATGAAATCTTGAGGATCAAATACTATTCTTCTATTATAATCATTATATTTTACTGTAATATTAATAACATCTGTTGGTTTTACTGATACCCAAACAGTATCACCTTTTTCCATTTGGTGAGTACTAGCAGTAGAAACAGTAACTAAATTTTGAGTTATCTTACCACTAACTACATCTGTTAATCTTGTTAATAAACTATGAGTATCACCAACACCAGCATTTGTATAATAAAGAAGACTAGTGCTGGTATTAATACCAATACCTTGGAACGTTCCAGTACTTCCTAATCCTACTTTAGTAGTAGATAAACCAATAGTATTAGCATCTATTGGTGCTATAAACAGATTTTCAAATGTATCAAGATTTTGATAAGGAGTTCCATCAACACCAGTCCAAACTTTAATAGGAGTTCCACCATTAGCAGAATATCTTACTAGATCATTAAGTTGGAAGAAATGGTCTGGGAACCATAATCCTTGTGTGGCAACAAATGCTTGTGTTAATCCTGTACCTGGATTACTAAAGGTTATAGTAGTACCAATACCAACATTAGGGAATGCAGTTCCAATACTAGCAACATCAGGAGGATTGAAATAAAATTCTCTATTAATTCTAAACTGCTTAGATGTGTTTATTCCAGGAGCACTAAAATTAAACTTTCTAGGATCTGAATAGATAGTTGCTCCATTAGTAACAGCTAATCCTGTAGTACCGAATTGTGATCTAAGTACTTTTAATCTACCAGTTTCTGAATCTACATTTAATACTTTAAGTTTTTCTTGATCAATAATAAGAGTATCATTTGGTATTACAGTATTGTAATCTCCAGCCACTCTAATCCATAGTGCTTTACCTGATGAAGCCTCAACTGCTAAATCATCAAGCAAAATAGCAGATATGCTACTAACACCAATTGTATAACCTCTAGAAAGACCATGAACATTAGTTGAAAGACCACTGATTCTAAGAATATCTCTATTCAATAAATTATGAGGAGTTGTAACTATACCAACAAAATTAGTTGATGTTCTAGAAGGAATAAATTCAACGTTAGAGAAAGATGTAGTACCAAGACTAACAGTATTAACTATTTGACCAGCAACCTTACTAATTTCAACATCAGCATTTAATCCACCAGTTCCTTCATTATCAAAGACTAATTTATCACCTACTTTATATTTTGTTCCACCAGTAGTAATTCCAATATCATTAACTGCGCCATAAGCAACATCAGTAACTTCTAATGTTTGTTTTCTTATAGTATTAGAGTTGAAAATATAATCATATCCACTTCTAAAGGAATTAGTATGATAATCTCTAGTATTTCTTAACCATTCATTACTCTCTATATCATATTTGTCTTGAGTTGAGTCAATACCAAAATTAAAAGGATTTGGTTTTGAATTAAATGTTTCACCTATAAAATAAGGGAATTTAGGTCTTCTAAATCCTTCAAAAGGACCAGTAGAATCATTTTGAAGATTGATAGTGGCATAGTAAGCGTAGACACCATCAGGATAATCTGGAGTTATAGCAAATCTTCCATTTTTCTCATCTAAATCACCATTCCCAACAAAAACATAATCTTCAATAAAGAATCCAGCTGGCCATTGTGAAAGTGGTGGTCTATTAGTTTCATCTACTTTTAATTCATAACCAGGAACCATTTCAGTAATAGAACCTGTTCCATTAGTATTAGAGAATCCATAAGGACCATAAATTGGGTGTCCATCATATGCCCACCCTAAAATTGGTGAATGATTAATACTTTTAATTTCTTCACCAGAATCTGGATCTTTTACTAGATCTGGTGTACCATATAATGTATTATCAATATCCTCACCAGATATAGCATATGTTCCTTCTCTTAATGGTCTAGGAGCATAAATGTGAGCGTACTCTAATTTGTCATGACTAACATTCTCTTCTAGAACACCATCATCACTTTGAATATTATTTAAATTTCTCTCAAATAGGTTAACTTGCCAACTAGAAATATTTGCTCCTACTTGAGCAGTTAAACCTGGAGCCTTTAACTTAATAAAAGTTTCTCCTTGAACATAACCAGCTCCACCTTTAATAACTTTAATTTCTGATATTTTACCCTCATCAACAAGAGGTGTTAACTGTGCAAATTGTCCAGTAGAACTTTCTATTTCAACATCTGGTGGTGCATGATAATTTCTACCAGCATTTTGTATAAGAATACTTACAATTTTACCATTATTAATAATTGGAGTACATTGAGCAAGTTCTCCATTTTCTAATGTAATAACTGGTTGTCTATTAAAATTAACTATCTCAGAAGCACCATATCCAACCCCAGTTTTAGTCATATCAACTGAAGTAATTTGACCCCTTACAATGGGTTGTAGGACTGCATTGAAGTCTTGTCCTCCTGCCCTTGTAGAGACCCCTATATTGCCCTGTACGGTAGCCGTAATTGGTTGATAGTTAAATGTACCATCTCCTGTTTTTGCAATGCCTACAGGCAACCAATTATCCAAATAATAATCTTTTGAAGTAGTACCTACACCAACCTGTCTAAGGGAAAATTCATCAGCATTTAACTTTATAACATAATAGTCAATATTCTCAGATAATCCATCTATTCCATCTAAACCAAGAATTGTACTATATTGAATTATCTCTTTAGTAGAATAACCATGATTAGGTATTGTAAATGTGTTAGTAGCAGTGTTTATTCCTGATGAACGTATTGTTCTCTTTTTATTTTGATAACCTTTTCCTGGATCACTTACTATAACACTAGAAACTACTTTCTTTAACTGTGATGCTTTAATATACTGCTGACCTGTTCCAAAAGCAGTCAAATCTACAACATTTACTCCCTTAAGAGCATCACCTTCATTATTATGTAATTTTATTCTATAATTATCTACCACAGAAACATAATATGGTGAACTTGTAGTTAATCCACCAACATTACCAAGTTTTCTAGAGTCATATATTACCTCTTCAGCATCTCTGAACTTATGAAAAGTAGTAAATCCAATAACATTAGTAGCTAAGGCAACTCCAGCACCTCCTGCAGACTCCTTACCAGCATTAAATGGTAATTCATGAACTACAGAGAAAGTTTTAGCTGTTGCTTGAGCATTTCTTTCTGGATTACCTCCACTAATTGTAATAATAGGTTCATCAGTATAATCATAACCCATATCTTTAACATCAACCCTTACTAACTCACCAGTAGTAGCAACAATACCAGTTGCTCCTGTACCAACTGAATCGTTTAGAACTAAAAGAGGAGGATTTCCAACATCATAATTATAACCACCTCTTTTTACCTCAAATGACTTAATATTACCATAGTGAATGGTACTATTTTGAGATTTATAGTTTAATATCTCAACTCCATTATTAAGTATTCCAGTATATCCAGGAACAGTCCTAAAAAGTCCAGAAGTGTTATCTGGAGGAAGTAATGTTCTAATTAAATTCTGCTTATTAAATATTTTCTTATAATAATCAAAATAAATGAATTGATTATCTGTTACATCACCAGTAAACTCAACGTATTTGTTAGCATATAAATCACCCTTACTACGAGACATCCTAATCTGGAATTGGTCAACTCTTTGTACATAATAAACACCATCATCCACATTATTAAATCTACTATAAACTGGTGTAGTAAAAGTTAGTCCATCAGGAGTTGTACTTACTACATCAGTAATACCTGCTTTATAATAAATTGTATCACCAGTATAGAATCCATGATCAGTGGTTGTTGTAAGAGGAATATAATCAGTACTTACAAGACGACCTGTAAAGGTAAGTTTTCTATCATATGGATTAATTTGCTTATTATTATAAGAAGGAATACAATTAGTAGCTACTAATACATCACCAGTTTGAGGTTTTACGTAAGTATTAAGAGTATTTGCAATAAAATTATCAATATAAGGATATTTTGTTGAATTTCCTCTCAATATTAGGTTTTCAAATGTCCATTGTCTTCTTAAATTGATAATATCTGACAATATTACCTCAAAAGAGCGATCAGAAGTAATCTGACTAACAGTACCAGTGACAATTACTGGTGTAGCATCATCACTTTTTAGTTCAATCTTATGTCCTGGTCTCAAATATTGAGAATCCCAAGTAATAAATGTATATTTTCTCTGTTCTTCATCAATAATTCTTATTTCTTTGACTTCCCAATGAGTTTTTATATTATAAATGAAATTAGCAGCCTTTTCTATCCTAGATTGAACACCTATAGACTGTAATTGTATGATATCACCAGGTTCATATGAGTAATTGTCCTCTTTAAACTCAATGTCTTGAAGAGCAGCACCAACTCTTACCTGAATTTGCTCAGTTGTGTTGACTCCAACATAAGCATATGAATAATCATCTACTCTAATATCTGTTCCAGCCTTAAATGTGTTATTAAAACCAGTAACATGATAAAATTGGTTTACTGATTTACCTGTATATGCAAGAGATACTGGATTATCATCAGGATCTTTTATAATAATTTTTCCAGTTTCTGGGAAACCAAGTGTTGAATCAACATCAAGAATTGAACTACCAATACTAACTTCATTAATCAGCTTAGTTTTAGGGTTAGTTACAAATTCATTAAAGATTGTACCAGTTACACTGATGTCTCGAGAGTATCCAGAATCAATACTAATCTGATGATATTGCCCTTTATCGTATAAAATGGGTACAACTTGTGTAACAGTACCCCTTGCACCTGTAGATTTTTGATTAATTGTTAAATTTTCTAACTTTTTAGGGTCTCCACTGATAGTTTCAACTATAAAATCCTTCGTTATCTTGTAATCTCCATTAGAAGGACGGAATAAAAATCTATCTGGGTGAATAACTTCTACTTTTGCAGCATAAAGTGCCTTAAAAAGAATTTCGAAGGCATTATCTGTGCCTTTTGAAGTGTAAAAACTCTCCGAATTGATTAAAAAGTTCCTTTGGTTGATCTCTTCAGAGAATTTTCTGTCAGTAAACCCTGGAGCAAACTGAGTTTTTATTTTTTTAAAGAATTCTTGAAGAAAAATGACATTTAGGTTCTCAATTCTGCTTCCAGAAGTATGAGCAACACCAACAGTAGAGGAAAATACTAGTTTATCTGGTGTATTTGGACTAATATATGAACTAATGCCACTGAAACCCCTCACGCACCCCTCAAAAGTGCTATCTGTCTTGTATTCGTATGTTATTATTTCATCGCCAATCTTAATAAGACCATTATTATCAGGAAAACCAACAGTAAAGTTACCAGCATCAGACGTAGGGATGCTATCGTCTGCCATATTAATAGCAGCACCCAAAACAGTGTGGTCTTTTACATCATAAAGTTCATCTATCTTTACATATCTGTCTAAATTCTGAACTAAATCTAATGTTCCGCCAGGAATTTCTTGTGAAACATAATATGACTTTAAAAAATCAGGTAAAAGAGGAAAATCTTCTCGTATAAAACGAGGGAGTTGATTCTCAACTATATCTTGGAATTTTACTCTAGTCTCTATTGTCATTTTTTATTAGTATCCAGAACCACCACCTGTGGAAGGTGTGGAAGGTGTGCTAGTTGTAGTACCATTAGATGGAACAACAGTCGTTGTAGTTGTAGTACCATTAGATGGAACAACAGTCGTTGTAGTTGTTGTGCCATTACCATTGGATGATGAAGAAGATGTTAAATGAGGAATACCTCTAACTAAAGATCCATTAGCATAACTGGAAGTTACTTTGTAACTAGTACCAGAAACATTAGTACCAGAGGAAATTTCATCAGGAATCATAGTTACTTTTGTATTACCACTATCTAGTTGTAAATAAAGATCCTGTAATCCAATAACATCATTGGAATAAGGACACATGGATATTTCTATAACAGGAACTTCAGCACCAGTAACCCCTCTAGTTACCTTTGTAGAGATAACATTCAAAGGATTTAACATAATTTCACCTTTAACATAATCTATAACCCCTATTGCTCTCTTTACAACAACTGGTTGAGTTGGTGAATTCAATTTAAATAAGAAAACTGTACCAGTTTTGAGATCTTTACCAGGAAGATCTCCCATATAAACACAATCACTAATACCACTTACATAAAATCCTGAAGATTTGATGTTATATCCATCTTCGCGCTTAATATGAATCCTATTTCCATAACAAATTTCATATTCTGCATAAGTATTTAACGCAGGTTCTAGATCCCTTCTCATGTGGATATGAGTTATATTAGAAGTAATAGATGATTGACTATTATCAATCATTCCAACATACTTACTATACTTAAATCTAGCTCCAAATTTGTTTAATTGGGAAGAATTTGAATATAATATGATGTTATCAACTATACTATTCTTTACAAACTCTGGAGAAGATGCTTTACTTGTATCATAATATACAGTACTGTCTGATTCTAAGAACAAATACTTCAAATCTAAAATTTTAGTTATAATTCCAGCACAAGAAAACTTCCTAAGTTCATTTTTAATATTCTCTTTAACAGCACTAGAAAGGTAAACACCATTAAATGGTTTAACACTAATGAAAACTTCTCCATATCTAGGGGGTGTTAATTCTTCACCACCATATGCAGCTACAGATTCTGCTTCAGCATATATTCTAGGTACTAATGCTTCAAAATCTGATGCTGTAACTGCCCTATTCTGTGAAGCATAGATTTGAGGAGCATATTTTTTAACAGATTCTATACTTTCTATTACACTACCACCTGCAGATGGTTGATTTGTATATATTAAGGAAACACCACCAGTAACAGATGATCCATCATTACCTACTAATCTACCAGCATAGGTAAATTGATTCATTCCATTTGCATCTGGACCACTTGAAGTAATATAACTAGCTTCCACATAATTTGGTTCTTCTAATTTTCTACCAAATACACCATCACCAAAAATAACTTCATATCTTTCACCTTCTATTTCTTGAAGAAAAAACAGAAGAGAGTCTTTATTAACATTAAACAGACTATCAAACTTCTGATACTTATCTTTTACTGAAGATGTCTCATTATCTTTTACAACTACACGAATTAAATCTGTATCAATTCCTGGATTAGGAAGAATATATTTTTGATCTGGATTTCTTGAACTTACTGTAAATGTTTGATTAATATATGTTCCTTCATATACATCTAAATCTTCAAATGATGCTTTACCAGTTGAATCTACTGCAACTGTAACATCTTCTGGAATCGCAAATGTATAACTGTTCCCACCAAATGAATTAGCAGTTGTTAAAACAATACCTGCTTTTAATGTAAGAGTAACTGCAGTTGTATTAGTTGCATCAACAATAAATGAGACATTTGCCTTTGCTGCTTTTCTAGGTCTAGGAATATACCCTATATTCCTTGCCAGAGACACCACATTCTCCCTCAGAGTGGCAGAATCTATGAATACCTCATTAGTTACCATATTGGTATTATATGCGGTAATATAGGTGTTATAAGCAAGAGTGTCTATTATTGCCGATAAGTTTGATCCTTCAAAATCATAGTCAGTGAAATTGGAGTTTGTTCTCAAATAGTCTGTAATAGACGTTTTGATCTGATCAAAATCTACGTTGCTAAAATTAACTAAAGGCATTTACCTAGTGGGTTGTAATGCAAATGTGAGTTCTTGTTCTGGCACATCAATACCAACAATGTAATATTGCACTGTTACATTAAATTCATTATTATCATAGTTAGGATCAACTATTATTTCATTTATCTCTACACGTGGTTCATAATTTTCAATTGTATTTCTAATTTCAGTACGTAGAGCAGCAGCAGTCAATTTATCTATATTTTCAAATAATAGATTATTGACGTTAGATCCTAATATAGGAGCAAAGGGTCTTTCCCCCTGAATAGTCAGAACTAGATTACGAACAGAACGTGCTATAGCATTCTCGTTTTTTAAAACGAGTAAGTCACTACTCATAGGATTAGATTGAAAACTAGCACTTAAGTCTAGAAAACCTTTACTACGTCTTTGGACAGGCACGTATCTATGTTACTATAATCTAGGTTTATTTATTACACTTATTCGAAAAATTAATCTTGTAGAGGAATTGGGTTCCCAAATTCATCAAAGAGCTCCTCTTCCTCTACCTTTTCATATAGATCATTTGTAGTTTTAGCACCATTTTTAGGTACATACCTATCACTTAAGGTTTCACGCAATAGTGTATCAGACATGTCTATATGAGTAATTATGAATCTTCAATACTATCTATAAAAATTAATCATCATATACTCTGCACTCCATAGCATCTGGATGCACGTCACAGAACTCTTCAAATGCTGTACCAGGATGATGCCTGTTATGCCAGTCGTTAATCTTGCCCTCATTAGGGTCTATCTCTTCCCCATCATGGGAATGCTCAAAGGCATCATTATGTAATTCTAAGTCAGACTTAGTATATTCAATCATCCCGTGATTGATATGCTCTTTACCATCTTTTTCAATATATGCATTAGTCATGGTTGACCTCCACTAGGTATAAAACTATTTAAGTAATTTCTTTCTTATCTCATTCACTATTATCATTAAAAGTATTAGAACAATAACAATAGAGTAGGCTACTACAAAATTCATTTATAGAGAGACACGAGGTTTTCGCTGATTTTTACAGAGAGGATTGGCAATCTTCATCATTCTCCTCATCAAATGGAGACTTATCTATAATACCAGCATTCTCCAGACATTCATCTAAGAACATCTGGGCTATTTCATCTTCATTCATCTCCCCTGCCCCCTATACTTCTTCTTTGCCCCATTACTAGAGGTAGCAGCATACTTAGTATGTTTCCCACTACCTTGTCTAGTCTTCTTGGGAATGGACTCTACAAATTCATTCCCTGATGCATTCTTTCTAAGTGCCATATTATATCACCCTAGTCTTTTCATGCCCTACTCTAATCCTTGGATCACACCAGATATCAAATCCAGCATCCATAGCATCTAAGCAGAAGCTCACATCCTCACCACACATATCTTGGACAGCACCTGATTCAAACACCTGCATCTTAGGAGCGAACCAAGGATACTTCATCTCAGGATGCTCAAACACACCCTTCTTAATCAGCACCCATCCAAACCCTGTGTAATCCACTGTGAAGGGTTTCTTCCTCTTGGAGATACCATCAACCATTTCATGGTTCATAACACCCCCATTGCCTCTGAAATCATCCTCTTCTAACCAATGTGCTACAGAGGTAGTTCTACCATCTTCAGTAGCATACCAACCTGCTGCAATCTGTCTCTCCTTACTAGTATCTACCTTCTGTACATATCCAGTAACCTTTCCTTCCTCATCCTTTTGCTCCTCTGTTTCAACTGCTTCTGCAGGGAGAGCTAGGTCAAGCAATTGCCAGAACTTCTCAGTGTTAAAGACAATATCAGAGTCTATCCATAACTGGTAGTCATATTCTAATTTTCCATCCCAAGGTACTTGATCAGGTCCTCTCAGTACATTTGCCCCAAGACACTTACATCTAGCAAAGTTAACCATAGATGAGTAGTCTTGAGATATTTGTATACTCATCTGATTTTGCACCATGTCAAAACATAGTTGTACAAAATTCTTCAGATAGACATAGGAGACACCCCTGCCAGGTAAGCAGAATACTATCTTCTTCCCACGCCATCTGGCTTTGATGGCATCATAATCCCACTCAGGTACATCCTGTTTTTTGTTTTTGGGTTTAGATGCTTTTACAGTAAATCCTTTAGCCATCCATTAATACTCCATTTCACTTTATATTATACTCCCATATTTAGAGAGTGTCAATAAGACTTAGACACACTTTGTGTGGGGTTTATATCACTCTGCTCAGGCACACAGTTGTTTAATCCGAGCAACACAAATGCCCCCAGAAGAGTGAACACTACAAACCTCAGAGGGGCAAAAATTACTTTCAGCATTTTTTTTATATCAGAAATTTTTTTTATCTTTTTATATTTCTATGGCAGTTTCCCACTGTTGTAGGTTAGGGTAGTTTGCTTTTTTCGATCAGGCATCGCAAAACCCTTAACTAACACTTAAGGATAATATTACTGTCCAATTAACAACAACAATTCACACAAATTACTGTTGCTTAAGTGTTAACAATTAGGGGGAGATTAACCCCCCTTGACTGTTAAGAACTAAACACTAATTGCACTCACTAAGTTATACTTATAGCACTGTAAATTGCACCTCCACGATATCATCGAGCACTGATAGGATTTCACTACCATTGTTCGCATTTTCCAACAAGAAATAAGCAAAGTTTCTTGACATTTTCTTTGTGTAATAAGGTGTCCAATTTGTGTAACTTTAGGGCAAACAC